CATCTGCGCTGCGGCTTCTTTTTGCAGGCGGTTCTTTTCTGCGAGGGCTTGCTTGTAATCTATGAGTTCTTTGGCGTTTTTGTTTTTATGCTCTATGAGTTCTTTATTCAACTCAGCTTTTACGCCGGCTTCACGCAGGCGGGTTTCAGATATCTTTGCTGCTGTGGTACGCTTTTCTTCGGCAATAATGGCGGCGGTCAGACGCTTTTCGGATTCGTGTATACCCTTGAGCGTTGACTCGTATTTTTTATGAGCCTCTTCAAACTTTTGAGTTTTAAGCTGAAGCTCTATTTCCCACAGTTCCTTATCTGCCATAATGTTTGCTGAGAAGCGTTCTTACTTTTTCTTTTATGGTTTCGGTTAATCCCCACCACTTAAATGCTTTAATGCCTTTTACCCATTTTGCGAATACGGGTTTAGAGCCTTTATACCAGCGCATTGCTTTGGCTTTCACGGGACCGTGGGCGGGTGTACCGAACTGGAGCCAGCCGCCTATTTGTTTGTTGGTTGCTGTGCCGGGACCTTTGACGTTATCATTTACGAATACGCGCCCTTTGGTTGCTGAATCTTCTTTTGTGCTTATACCGGAGCCAAAGCGTGACCATCCTTTTGACCGTGTGATATCTACGTGCTCATTTTTAATAATAGCCAATGCCTGCTTTAACGGGGGTTTTTTGCCCGTTTGCAACCGCTGTTTTATTACCGGATTTTTGACTGTTACAGACATTAAATAATACGTTTATCAGGACTTACGTAATCTTCAGGTACCCATTTGTGAGATTTTATTGTATCGGATGATACATGTATCACCGGCTCGGATTTTCTATTGTTGCGCGCGCGCAATGCGGCGCCCTCCAGAGTGAGTACAAAAATTATTTCGTTGTTTTGGACATATACCACTTCTGCGCCTGTTATTTCTATGACTTTGGATATTGCTGATGCCTTTAACAAAATTCCATTAGCTAGCCCAATTGTTATATAGTCACGGGATATTTCGTAATATCCGTATCCTTTTTTAAGGTCAAGCGTAAGATAAAAGTCTAACTGTTCTATTTGTTCATTTGATAATGTTATGTTTTCCATATTGTTATATTATTTATCAGGCATTTCTATTGATTTGGAAATCAGAAGCTCGTAGTAATCTGCTATTGTGTATTCGTTCTCTATCACTCTTTTGCTCTGACCGTGTTCACGCGCGAGAACATCTATGAAATATTGATACTCAAAACCTTTGGGAAGCGATTTACCGCCTGATCTTAGTACATCCCTGTGCGGGATAACGATCTTATTGGCTATCTGTATATCGAGGTTCTTATATAAAAAAAAACCTCGAACACTTCATCGCGCAGCTTAAGCAGGTCCTTATCAGAGGTATCAGAGAAATCTATAGAATTTGTATCGCCTGTGAGCAAACACTGGCACAGTGTTTTGAATATATCGAGATCGTTGATGAAGCCGGTATATACCTCTTTGCGTATGTTCTGGGTCCTGTTGAAGATAAACCGCACTGTTGGCTCTTCGAGCTGTTTGGTAACCTTCTGCATCGCTTTTTGAAGCGTTGCAATTATCTGTTTCAGCTTTGTTTTTTCTTTGCCTTTGGCTTTATTGCATGCTTCGGTTTGCGCCTGCAGATCCATTGTGAGCACAGAGAGTTCATTCATAATCGTTTGATAGCGGTCATAATCTGGCATGCGGATTATCACATACTGCGATATCGCAAGATCATCTTCATATTTAGCGGAAAGCTCAGCTATGGTTTTACCCACACCGAGCATGTTTTCACGTACGCCGAATTCTTTATCCCTGTACTTTAGACTTTTCATTTGAGCCTTCAATTTTCACGCAAAGCGGTGACTGGTTAACTTTATCAATAAGCGGCAAGCCTGCGACATCAAGCTTTGAAGCAATCTCAAATACTGACTGCTCGACTTCCTGCTCGCCGGGTGAATATACTTTGCTATCAACGGTGAAAGAAGCGTTAAACTTTACTTTGATCTTCATATTCGTTTAAATTAAGTTTTATAAAAAGTTCCTCAGCCTGCCCTGCGGTCATATCAATGGGCAGGTAAGATATTTCTGTAGATAAAATTATATCTTTGATCTGCGCAGCCTGGGTGAGATCACCCTGTTTATAGAATTTTTCATACATCAAACACCAGCCCCATAACTGATCAGGCAGTATTTGCACACACATATCGAGCCATTTGTTAGCAGCGTAAACCCTGCCTTTATTCATATACGCAATGTAGAGGTATATAAGTACCTGCGCCCTGTGCGGTGTTTCTATAGGGTCCTGAATAGCCAAATGGCACATTTCTATGCAGTCATCCCATTGTTTTAAACCATAGTGACATCTTGCGATATTGAACTGCACTAAGCCGTTTTCAGGTTCTTCTGTGAGCTGTTCAATATGGCTTTCAAGCAATCCTTTGGTTTTTTCAATTATCTCAGCTTCTTTCATTACTGTAAAGCCTGCGAATACGGCATTGGTATAACCAAGCTTTGCTTTATCAATTGGATTGGCTATCTGGTTATGGCGTTTACCTGTGTAATAAATGCCGATATGATTTTTGAATATCCTAATGGATTTGAAGCTGCACTCTTCTTTTGTGGTTGTACCCAGATAGTAATCGTACTTATTATCCGGGATTTCAAAGTTTACAAGCTCTTCATCAGCATCAATAAGTATGTTCCAGTCATACGTATGGTACTGCAAACCAAAATTACGGGCGTGAGCGAAGTTGTTTGTTTTCCAGTCATAGTCAAATATTCTCACGATATGCTCCAGCTTGTTTTCAAAAGCCCAGCGCTCAATAACACGCTTTGCTTTATCGCCATGCCTGGTATCGTAAACAATGCAGATCTCATCAGCCCACTTAACCGAGTTTAAACAACGCTCAATGGTATGCGCGCAATTGCCTGCCAATATTTGAACTGAGTACTTCATTTACGCAACGGCTGTAGTAGCCCTCAATCTTGGTGTTGGTGCTGCGGGAATAGTTTTTGTTGCTGCTGCGCCTTTTACCGTACCGGAGCCTACAGCGGTGTTTATTGCTGCAAGCTGTGTTGTTGTTAATGCCAGCGCAGATGATGGCGGTGTACTCAAAGCCTCAAAAGGCATCGAATTATCGGGGTTATTATCCTCTTCGTTTACCTGAGAATTAATATCCGATACCTGGTACACTTCAACATGCTTTGCTGCCACTATGCCGAGGTTCATGATAACAAGAAACTTTCTGCCTGACGCTTTGAATGCCGGGATAGCTGTTTCTATGAACGAGGCTACAAGATCCGAGCGGTCATAAAGATTACCAGAGAGAACGGCTTCTTTTTCTTCTTTGGTATCATAAAGCGCGTCATCATTGGTTTTGTATTTTGTCTGGTTAACATTGATGGCGGCTTTAGTTTTACCCTGTACGAAAGAGTTAAACTTAATGCAGTTACCTGCAGAGCCGGTCCATAATGTTAATGAAGTTGGCATTGCGCCGCTTGACTGTAAAGCAACTACAACGCAGCTATTGCCAAAATGCGGATATATTTTACCCATTGTTTGATTTAATTAGTTTCGTAAATAATGTTAATTTTAAATGTGAGTTCGGATATTTGCTCATCCCAAATGCTGTTAGGCTGTATATCCTGCAGTTTTTTAGCGTTCCAGCCTACAACAGAGGGTAGCGATGTATCGAGTGTATAATATTTGTTGGCTGTTACTTCGCTGCTTTGATACAGCCATTTCCGAAAATCTTCTATCCAGCTTTCAATTGTGCGGCTGAGCGATAATGTACGCGCTTTTACCTGCAGTATGATCCATAATTCACCCTGCCATGCTGCGGGTTTATTGTCATTAGTAACTTGGATAGGCTGGCGCGCCCCCATGAAGAAATAAGCAATATCAAAATCGTTGTTGGCACTTAACGGCAGGTAACCCTCTTCCGCTTTTTTCAGCGTATTTGCATACAGATTTGCCGCTTTAATATGCATGAGATCAACGGCAATTTTATCGAGTATTTGGGTTTCTGCGCTCAAGTGTTATATATTATAAATTTTATATGATGTTACAGATTCTAAGATCTTTGCTGATGCGTCATTGTCGTATCCTTCGCCTTTATCCGATGCCCCGCCGATGTTCTTGGATGATAAGCCTAATCTGCTTTGGCTTTTGAACATCAATGCGCCCATTTGTTTGCATGCGCCTTTTACTTTTTCAGGGATGGTTGCAAAACCGCCTGTGTAAACTATCTGATATTCTTTGCCGGATTCAAATGTGTAGCCGTTGTATAAAATTACAGAGCCGTTAACCAAGCGCGCGGAGTTGCTTATGGTATCACTGCCCTCAAATATGTCTACATAATCGTGTGTATCGTCATCGAAATACTTAATGCTTGTTAATGCTGTGCCCGGGGGATTATTCAGCAGGTACGCTTTATCACTGTGATCGGGTGTGTAATATTCTGTGTATGCTGAATTCCTGAAATCACGGTTACAGAACTGATTAATGCTGTTGATGCCGTGATCTGTACAAGCCTGTACATAATGCGTGGCGGTCCAGTAAGCAGCATCACCGGCAAATGTTGCGCCTGCTGTATGGCCCACTGTGCATTCATATACTGTGCCGTTATCGGTTACATAAGCTCCTTTTTGATATACGGTACCCGTAACCCATGCGGGGCGCAGTATATTTAAATAATCGAAAAGTTCTGCAGCGGTTATCATTTTTTCTTTTTGGGCTTATCTTCGCTTGTTTCCGGTTCCGGTGCTTTGGTTGTTTCTTTTTCGACCACATTATCTTTTGTGATAATGTTCGATGAATCCATCATTTTGTTATCAGGTACAGCCTCAAAATACTGCGGGCCGTACTTGCTTACTTCTTTATCGGTAACTATATCGCCGACCTTGAAAAAATTGAACGGTGATTTTACTTTGTACTTTGGCATTTTATTTTTATAATTAAGGGCAGGCATTAACCTGCCCTTTTATGTGTTAATTAAATTATGTTATTTAAAAGTATTCAAAGATCACCCTTGTTTTGGGCTGATACCCTGCGGCTGTTGGCGGCTGATTCAGCCTTGCAACAAACAGAGTACCCGTCATAACAATATCCGCTCCCATTATTTTGCCTCCTGCGTACCATGTATATGCTACTGTGAGGCCATCTGTGGGTACAAGCAATGCTGAATTGATCGTTGTTGTATATGTGGTTTGCGATCCTGCGAGTACCTGGAAAGATGAATAGAAATTGATACCGTTATAAACGTTCCTGTACCATACGCCGATGGAATCAGTTCCCGCCATTGAACTATCCCTGATGATAATCCTGAACATTTTGGCGTTGTTAAACGTAAATGTTGTGGTTGTATCACCGGCGGAAAATGTGTATTCCTGAGTTGGCGCATAGGTAAGTATCTCAGGCGTTTCTTCTGTGTTGAAAGGCACATTAGCCATTATGCTTGCAGAGAAAACCAGTAAAGCTATGATTATTGTTTTCATTATGTTTTCTCTCCTTATACCTTTGTTTTAATTATTGAATACTTGGCTGTTAAGCCTGCGCTGAAAGCAACCCTTTTAACAACCCTGATACCTGTGAGATCGTTTTCAAACAATGATGTGCTATCCACTGTTGCCTGGTCTGCGAATGTTACTGTCATACCAAGAACATCACCGATAAATGAGTTATTAAGGTCGCCGAGAAGAATAAACGGCGTTCCGGGTGTTGCGTCTGCAGTTGTTGCTGTAGGCGCGCTTTCGATCCAAACAACAGGAATGCCCAGCAGCGTAGCCGGCAGATCACCTGTAGCGGGCATGAATATAAGCCTGCCTGATGTATCTGTCATACCCCAAACATAAGGCATGATGGACCTGTGCAGGTACCACTTTGCATTCTTCAGATAATTCTGATCTACATTTGCCATGCAGTTCAGGAAGTTCTGATATGTAAGAGAGCTTACAGAAGAGTTTGCAGTAGGCTCTTCGCCGCCGAATGTGTTTGTGGATTTGAAGATACCGTTCATCGGGCTGCCTATGCCGGCAAAGAACTGTGTATCTTCTGCGGTGCCGAATGCCTGTGCGATCTTGTTAATTATGTACTGCCCGAAATTAACATTGGCATCCTGCAGGATTTCGTTTGTAAGCGTTACCAAAGCAGCAAGTTTTTTTGGTGTCATTGTGATAACGCCAAGTGTAGCTTTGCTGTCGGTTATCTGGGCATTTTCATTTACCCAGTAAGCTGTCGGGTTTGTCAGCTCTTTGGGGATATTGGTTTCGTTACCGCTCATAGGAAAGGCATTCATAAACTGCCTTGCCTGCCCGAATGTCGGAATAAGCTCCAATATCCTGGGCTGTGTGATGGCGGGTACCAAATATTTACCATCAGCATCTGTGCTCTCGTTCTGCGGGTCCGCTGCTTTTTTGATCATATCCATATTTTTTTGCTTCATACCAACAAGCAATGTATGGAATCTGAAAGCAGGATTATCCAGAGGCTCAGCGCCAACCTTAATTACTGCCGGGGGAGTCTGCGCTCCATCGGTGCCAATGCCGAGCTTTTTGAAACCGTTGACTATAGCACTTGTAAGCCTTTCGGTTTCTTCTGCTTTGGCTTTAAGTAATTCAAGCGCTGCAAGTTCTGTTTCCTCTTCGGCTGTTAATTCAAGTTTTTTACTTAACAGCCTGTAGCGTTTTACCTGCTCATCGGTAAAACCTGTTTCAGTTACGGCAAGCGGTGCTGCAGCAACTGAAACCACAAGCCCTAAGCCCAGAAGCTCAGGCATCAACGCTGTACCTACGGCAACAGCCATAATGAACAGCGAATAAAGAAGCATTTTTGTTTTAATGTTTAGTTTCATGTTTATTAAGTTTATTTAATTTTTCTGCCTGATATTCTGCTAATAGCTCCATTCACGATCTCTTCGTAATCCAACCGGACCGGAACTGCTATCCCCACAGATCTTTTCAGTGTATTTTTTACAGATTTAATTTCTGCCTTAAGTGATTCTAATTCCGCGTTACTGTTTGCGGTTTTTGCCGTTTCTATAAGAGTTTTAAGTTCTGTTATCTGCGCTGACTGGTCATCGAAAGCCTTTTCTATTTCCAGCCTATAGAGCTCACCTGATAAATAATTTTTAACTTCATCGGATTTTATCAAACCTTTTTGAAGTACCTTGCTGATCTCGTATGCATCGGGGTTTGCGCCTACACCTACAAGGCTCCATTCAAGAAGCTCCCATTTGCGCCATACCCATACTTCTGTTTTGGGGTCATACTCACTGCGGTTTGTTACTTTGAGATCTGTGATATCTTCAAGGGCTGCGACTTCAAGGCTTTTGGGTATGAAGCCGATTGAGGTCATGCCTACATAGCCATCTTTTGCAAGATTCCAGATGTCACGGGCAAAATCAGTACTATCGGCAAATGATAATGAGGCTATCCATTTCTCATCCTGCTGCTTTTCCCACAATGAACGGCCAACTATCTGGCTGTAGTTATGATTAAAGAACACTGTTTTTTTGGCATTATCGTAAGCATCTTTTACGATGCCGTTAGGATCCGTTATTTCTCTGTAGCGGTCAATGGCTGAACTTGTTATAACATATACTATTTCGCGCTTAGATTCATTTACGCTTTCGGCTTTTTCGTTTATGCTCGTCAGTAATTTTTCACCATTGGCTATTTCATTGAGGCCTTTTTGAGTATTGTATATGGCTTTTAACTTTTCGTGTGACCTTAACGGATTTATGAACTGAAATTTCATTGTTATAATATTTTAATTTGCAGGCTGAATTGTATATTTGCCTGACACGTTTAATTTTGGCAATGCGTATTCACCGCCTAAAGCCGGGTAACCCTCCTGAGTGCGGACCTCATCAACAGCAAGCCATCCTGAGTCAAGAGCTGATTTGTAATTTGAGTATACTGCTTGTGTATCTTTCGGGGCTAAAACATCGGGCTTCATGTAAAGCGATGTGCTGCCATCGGTTGCGGCATAGTCAACATTTAAAAGCTGGTTTGTGAATACCTGGCCTAAATAGCTGAGCATAGGGTCAATTGTGATGAAGTAAAAAGCATACAGTACCGTATCGGCATTGCCGCGCTGTATGTTTTCTGACTGTCCGAACAGAAGCTTATTAACGCCGAAAGCGGAACATATCTCTTCCATGTTCAGCTTGCGGTCCTCGGTGATCTGCATATCTTTCAAGCTGTAGGCTGTAGGTACGGGCTTAATATCATTATCAAACAAACCAACTTTAAAAACATTTTCCGAGCCGCCGTATTTCTTTTGCAGCATTTCATAAGCGCGGTCAAATGCATCTTTGCCCATATCTTTTGATGTGGTGAAAGTCGCGCCCATAAAGCCGGCTTTGCTGTAGAACTGCTTGCGGTATTGTATCTGCATTTTTTCAACATCTACAACATCGCTTATTCTTGAAATGACCGGACTGCCTTTTGTTATGCTTTTGAGATCAGGGTTTTTGATATGGATGATATCAGCAGGCTCAAACTTTACAATGCCGTTTCCGGTATTGTATTCGTAGTATTCTATGCGTTCAACGTTGTAGGGGTATGTTTGTATTCTATCTGCCTGCAGTGGATATAAGCCGGTAACAGGCGAAAACATTCTGCCTGCCTGCGGGCGCAGCTTGAGAATATACGCATTGCCCTCGAAGATGATATCTGTTGCAATGCGGTACATCAATTCCCAGCCCGTAAAATACGGAAAGGGATTTTTAAGCAGGTTTACCGCGGGATGGTTTTCCCATTCCATGTTATCGGCATCTGTATCATAAACCCTGAAATTGGATTTTGCAAATGATAATGCCCATACATGAGCGCAGGAGCCCACATACCCGGTGTTCTTGGCTGTATTGTGAATATTCAGCCATTCTTCAAATGTTTTAAAAAATGTTTTGCTATCAGTAAGTGATACTGATTTCAGCAGGGGTTTAGCGATCCGTAATCTTATGGAATCAAGCAGCTTCAATGTGATAGTCTAAAATTTTTAGTTTTAGAACTAACGTTTTACGGCTACTTGGTGTGACCCTTTTACGGCTACTTGGTTTGTTCTGTTACAAATATAATATAAAATTTTACAAATAATGCAATACCCTGTAATATTTTTTATTCTGTAAGCCGGATGAAATGAGAAA